GGCAAAAGGAAAAAAAGGGATGCCAGATTCAATAAATTGCATAAAATATTGTCCAGACAGACCTATAAATTCACATTATGAAGAAGGATAAACAAGACAAATTGCCTTCCTTTCAATTTTATCCTTCTGATTGGCTTAATGACCTATCATTGAAGATGTGTTCCTATGATACAAAAGGGGTGTGGATTGATCTTCTTTGTTGGATGCATAAATCACCAGAAAGGGGTGTTCTTATTGTTGGAAATGTTCCATTAGATAAGAAAAAAATCCAGGTTTTGACCAATTTAAGTCCTAAAAAATTCCAAAAAGTGTTTTCAGAATTGATCCAATATTCAATACTAAAACAAGATAAAAATGGAAGGTATTATTCTGACAGAATGGTCAAGGATGAACACATCCGTATGGTTAGAAAGGAATCTGGCAAGTTGGGTGGCAATCCTAATTTGGTTAAGGGGTTGGTTAAGCAAAACAACAACCAAAAGGTCAACCAAAAATCAACCCTTTCTTCTTCTTCTTCTTCTGCTATGTCTTTAAAGAAAAAAAATATTAAAAAAAGAAATTTAGCTTTTATAGATGAAAGATTAAATTCTGTAATGGAAAAGATGGTCAACATTTCAAAATTAGAAAATCAGTTGACAGAAACAGAGTGCCAGAAATTGGAAGAAAACTTTCTTCCTGAAGATATTGAACAGGTCTGGTTGAACATGGAAAATCATAATGGATTGACTAAAAAATATAAATCCGTTTATCTAACAACATTGAATTGGCTTAAAAACAGAAAAAATGACAAAAAAACTAACAACAAAGAATCATTTGACCAACAGATTCAGGGTTGGTGAAAATGCAAAGATGATTGCAATCTCAAACACTGTAAGGATCAAAAACATACCTGTTGATGATCAATTGACAAAAATCAGTCAGGTTTTGAAGTATGTTTTCACACTTATTGGATTAAAAGGTGATAACCTTCCTTCCAAAGTTGAAAAAATTGTCCTGATGAATTTCATCATTGATAATTTAAGTCATTTCAGCATTGAAGACATCAGACTTGCCTTTGAATTGGGTGTTAAAGGCACATTTAAGGTCAATATGACACATTTCCAGAAGTTTTCATCAATATACCTGTGTGATGTTTTAAATGCCTACACAGAGCATAAAAGGATCATCCTGAAAGATTACATTAATGAATCAAAAAACCTTCTTCCAGAAAAAATTGTTTCTTTAGAAGAAAAGATAAAGATTTTTGAAGATTGGTTTGACAATCAATTGGTGGTGGCATTTGATGAATACAAAAAAACTAAAGAATTGAATACCTTTTTGCCATCACAAATGTTCCTGATGCTTGAAGATGCAGGAATCATATACATGCCTAAAGACCAAAAATTGGATATTTTTGAACAATCAAAACAAGAATATCTGAAAACATTGGATTCATCATCATCATATGAAGACAGAAGAAAAAAAAATAAGATCAAAGACCTGATCCAAGATCAAGGAATCAACACACAAAGTCAAAAGATCAAAAACATTGCAAGGATTAAAGCCTTGAAATTGTGGTTTGATGATCTAACTGATCAGAAAAGCCATATTAGTTCATTTAAAAACAAATTTTTAAACCATAAAAAAAATCAAGAAAATGGAAAGAATATTAAAATGTAAAGTCAAAAAAATCCAAGATGTCAGAGAATATTCCAATGATTTCAAGGTGCAAACAATTATTGTGGATGCTGAAGATTCAAAATATGAAAATGATATTCCTGTGGATTTCAAAAAGGATTATATTGATTTATTAACAGAAATCAAAGTTGGTGATGTCATTGAAATTTATTATAATTTGCAAGGTAAATTGTGGAAGGATGAAAGATATTTTATGAATCTGTCAGGATGGAAAATTAACATTCTTGAAGGTGTGCATGAATCACCTGATAATGGTCTTTCTGATCCACCAAGTGAAAATGAAGATGAAAATGATGTTCTTCCTTTCTGATGGCATTTGATAATGACACAGGGAATTTCAATTTTAAATTTGATGAAGATACCATCATTGAATTGAAACAAAAATATCAGGAAGGTGTTGAAAACCACAGGGGTTGGATCACCTTCCAGAACAAAAGGGTGTCAATGAATTATGTTCATTATGTAATTAAGTATATGCAGGACAAAAAAAATAATGCATCATTATGACTGCAAGGGAAAAAATTGCAGAATTCAATGGTCATGCCATCCTTTGGGATGGTTATGATGATGCCATAATTGGGTATTGTTCCAGAAATGAAGTTGCCATTTATGATGAAGGCAAAATGATTGAGATTGCAACAAAATTGGTTTCTGATCATCTGGATGAAGGTGATGATCCAAGAACAGTGGCAATTGAATATCTGGAATACAATGTCTGGTGTGCATATGTTGGTGATTTTACACCAATACATATTTTTATATTTGAAAAAACAGAAAAAAATGAATTGGTCAATATTATATAAAGGTTCTATTCAGAAAATGGTGCATGATCCAGACCATGACAGATGGCACATGGTTGAAGAAAGGGATTATGGTGTCAAAGAATTCAGTGGAACACAGAAAGAATTGGACAAATATATGGATGAAATCACAGGTGATGATTATGAATGCAAAATAATTGGAATCTATAAAAGCAAAAATAATGATCAATCTTGAAATAACAGAAACACAGGCACAGGTGATGATCCTTGCATTGCAGGAAATGAAAGCAAATGAATATAATTTCAGACTTTCAAATGATGAATTGGTGGACATACAGACATTAAAAGAAAAACTGACAAAAGAAATCCATGAAAACAATATTGAATAAGGTCACTGCAAATGGCATGACTAAACACATCATCTTCAGACTGCAATCAGCAGGATTCAATGTATGGAATCAATACAATGGTGGTGTTTATGATCCTAAAAAAGGCATTTACAGAAAGAATCCTTTGTTTAAAAAGGGAATTCCTGATGTCATTGGTTTCCATAGGAAGACAGGCATCTTCATTGGCATTGAAGTCAAGGTTGGAAAAGACAAAGAATCCTTGCACCAGACAATGATGCTGAAAGAAATAATTGATTCAGGTGCATTTGGTTTTGTTGCAAGGGATTATGATCAATTTGATCATTATTTTAATCACTATCTAAAGAAAAAATTATGAATAAAAGACTTAAAGAATTGAAATGGCAGTCAAGGATCATGGTGCTGATCATCTTTGTTCCTGTGATTTCAGTCACCTGCATTGTTTATTTGCTCATTTTATTGATTTCATTACTAATAAAAATCATTGATTGGTGTGGAATTTGGGATGCAATCACTTATTCCTTAAACAAATTTGAAGATGTTTTCAGCAAATAAAGATAAAATTATCAACAATTTGAATCAGACAATTAAAAAATTGGATGTGCAGGTGCAGGATTTGGAAAAAATTATGAACATGCAACAGAAAAATCTGGATTCACTGAAGAAAAACAGACAGATATTTGTTGATGAAATCACAAATTTAAAGTCTGAAGATATGTCATCAGGAATGAATAAACAAGAACCAAGAATGACAACACAGGAATTTGTTCAGTGGAAAAGTCAACATGATGATCTTAAAAAAAATAATTAAATGGTTTTATATTCATAAGGTGAAAAATGAATTTCCTGTAAGATGGGAATCATATATTGATGTTTATGGAAAAAAAAAATGGAAGAAAATTCATATATTAAAACAGATTTAATGAAGGAAGAAGAAGACATCCATGATGCCTTCCTGAATACCTTTAATTTATACAAAGATGACTTTGAATTCACCATGTTTGAAAAGGCAAAGCAATATTGGTTGTTAAGTGATCCATTAAGCAATGAAACATTTAAAAACTTAATTGATTACTTTGAAGGCAAAGAAGAATTTGAAAAGTGTCAATTATTGATGGATAAAAAAGGAAAAAGAAAGGAATTTTGGAATAAAGTGCCAAAAACAGGGAAGTATAAAAAGATTTTTAAAACTAAATACACAGAAGATGATTAATGGATTTACACAACAGACAGTGGAATTGAACACTGAAGAAAAAGGATTGGTGGAAAAATATTTCATTCCAATCCTATCAAAAAAAATTGGAAAACAGAATGCAGTGACATCAAAACAGATGATCAGTGGCATGAAAAACAAAGGCATTGCAGACCTGACAGGTGCAAGGATCAGGAAAATGATTCAATATATAAGAACAAATTGCCTTATTAAAGGTCTGGTGGCTACATCATCAGGGTATTATGTTGCACAGACACAAGCTGAATTGGAAGAATGGATTGAATCAATTAAACAAAGGGAATTGGCAATGAAAGAATCCAGAATCATGGCAGAAAATACACTGCATGATTGGAAAAAAAACCAACAAATGACAATGTTTAAATGGACATGATTGAACAAATAAAACTGATTGATGAATTCTGTGATGACAAAATCCATGAAATGGCAAATGATGATGACATATCATTCAGGGAATTTGAGATCAACAACAGGATAATTGAAGAAGTCAGGGATGTTTCAAAGATGATTGCTGATATTATTTCAGGAATGAATAAAGAAGAATGACCAGAAGGCACAAAAATAAGCATGGCAAGACCAACAACAACCAGAATAATCAAAGGCAGGTATTAAGGACATGGAAAAGAGATTCTGTGGTGATTGATAAACATTTTTCCACATTAATCAAGTCATTCATTGAAAAGGTAAATGACACCAATGACCTGCACAAGAATAATGTCAACAGACCATCAAAAGAAGACATGACAGGCATCTTTGAACACTACCAGACAAAGTGGTTGACTTACTGCACAAAGTCCAACACAAGGCAGAATAAAATTGCCATTGCTGATCCACATGCATTTGTCCTTTTCTTGGCAAATAATGGTGTTCCTGAAGACCATATTCACCTTATAAGTGAACAACATGCATAAAAAAAAATGATATATTTGTTTTATGGCAGTTAAGAAAGCACCTAAAAAAAAGGCATCAACAAAGAAGTCTGTTGCTGAAAAGATTAACATTGCCAATCTGATATTTGACTTATATTCCAATAACAATTTTACAATTGAATCCTGTTGTGGTGAACATGGCATCACATACAGAACATTAATCAATTGGCAGGGGGTTGTTTCAGAAATTTCACAGGGTTTTAAAAAAGCAAAAGACCATCATTCCAGATTAACAAAGGAAAAATGCAGGGTTAAAGCATTGGATGGATTACAACAAATGCTTGAAGGTCACATGGTTGTGGAAGTCACTGAAGAAAAGTTGATTGACAAGGCAGGGAACATCAAAGGGAAGAAGATCATCAGGAAACAGAAGTGGATCACACCCAATTCAACCGCAATAATATTTGCATTGAAGAACACTGATCCTGCAAATTGGAATGATACCATTGATCTGAATGTTGATCAGACCAGACAGATATTCAAGATTGGTCAGAACGTAATTGAATTCAATTGATGACTGATAAGTGCAGGACATACATTGCAATCTTTCTGTTGGGTGCAATGATGTTGGTCTTCATTGCATGTGCAAGGAAATACATGACTGACAAACAGTTCAGGCAGTATCAGGAAGACATTAACCAAGAAGAACAGATGTACAGATGATTGAAAGGATCATTGACAGACTGAAGGCATTGAAGGATTTGACTAAAGACCAGAAGAAGAATGTGCAGATCAATATCCAGATATGTGAAATGCAGATTGGGTTAAGGGCAAAGCATGACAGACAAAACCAGAAGAAATGGAATTCTTTGTGACTGTTACAACATATATGGTGATCATATGCATTGTATTTCTGATCTGGAATCATATTGAAAACGAAAACAACAATAATGGCTAAAAAGAAAAAGAAGTCAGGATCATTCAGTGGTAAACTTGGCACAGGCACAAGGTTCAAGAATTGTATGAAGGAAACAGGATCAGCAAGACTGTGTGCATGGATTGGAAGAAAGAAGTATGGCAAAAAGGGATTTGCAAAACTGAATTGATATGGAACAGGTAATGTTTGAACCACATGCAAAGCAGGAAGAATTCATCAATGCAGTGTTCAGCAACAGGCACAAATATCTGATGTTTGGTGGTGGTGCAGGTGGTGGCAAGACCTTTGTTTCATTGGCAATCCTGATCCTGTTGTGCAAGATTCATCCATTCTCAAAGTATTTTGTGATCAGGGAATCATTGCCATCACTTAAAAGAACCACCATTCCATCATTCTTCAAGCTATGTCCAAAGTCTTTCATCAGGACATACAACCAGACTGATCAGGTGGTGACCTTCAGGAATGGTTCTGAATTGCATTTCTTTCCAGAGAATTACCACCAAGACAAGAACCTGACAAGGATGGATGGGATTGAATGCAATGGGTTTCTGATTGAAGAAGGGCAGGAAATCAACAGAAAGACCTTTGAGAAGTGCAAATTGAGATCAGGAAGGCACATCATTCCCTTAATACCAGAAGAAAAACAACCAAAACCATTGATCTTGGTCACCTGCAATCCATCACAGGGTTGGATCAAGGACATATTCCATCAACCTGCAATGGAAGATGCATTGCCTGATGGCTATTTCTATTTAAGATCAACAATGTTGGACAATCCAAGTCTGACTGAAGAATACATTGACAACCTGAAGAATCTGGATGACATCACACATCAGGTCTATGTCAAAGGGAATTGGAATGTTCTGGATGTGGACAGACCATTTGCATATGCCTTTGATCTTGGAAAGCATGTTGGTCATGGGTTGAAGATTGATCATTCCATGCACATCATCCTGTCATTTGATTTCAATGTTGATCCAATCACCTGTATTGCAGGGCAGACCTATGAAGGGAAGATCAGGATCATCAAGGAATTCAGGTTAAGGAACAGTAATATATATGAATTGTGTGAAGAAATCAACACATCATTTCCAAAGTCATCATATTTCTTGGTTACAGGTGATGCATCTGGATCATCAAGGTCTGCATTGGTCAAAGGTGATCTGAATTATTACAAAGTTATTAAGCAACAATTGATGTTAAGCAGATCACAATTCAAAGTACCATCAGTGAATCCATCATTAAAGAATTCAAGGGTGTTGGTCAATAGCATGTTGGACAGGCATGAAGACCTGATAATTGATGAAAGGTGCAGGTTCTTAATTGAAGACCTGCAATTTGTTGAAACCAATGAATCTGGTGACATTGACAAGGCAAAGGACAAGCACAGAAGTCACCTTTTAGACTGTTTCCGTTACTTTCTGTGGACATTTCATCATAACTTTATTAAAATAATGACCTAAATTTGAAAATTATGCCTTTAAAAGTTGAACAATGTGTCCAAAAGTTGCTGAAGTCAGGCAAAAAGAAGTCTGATTCTTATGCAATATGCTATTCACAGAACAAAAAAGGGAAGAAAACCACAAAAAGGAAACGCAAATGATCACATTATTCAATAAAAAGAAGAAACCTGAAGGAACAGACCTTGATCTGGTGGAATGTTACAAGGATATTGATGGCAACAGGTGGTTTGAATTCCAGAACATGCTATCATTACCAACAAGAAGGGCAATTGCAGGTGAAGTTGCAACCAAGTGGTCATCCATGAACATCACAAAGGAAACATTGCAGAAGTCCATTGGTGCAATGAAGGAATTTGCAGACAAAGGGAAGATTGTGGATATGTTCCACATGCTTAAAGAATTGGAATACAGGTTGGAATACATATGTGAAGAAAAGACCTTGATTGATCTGGCATGTTGTTATTTCATTCTGGAAGGTGAAGACATTAAACAGATGAATTCCAATTGGCAGGACAAGAAGAAAGAAATATTGGACAGGGATAATGATGCCAAGTCTTTTTTTTTGCAAAAGGCATGGCAATACACAACAAATTATGGAAATATGTCAGACAAAGATATAAAAGACTATTTGATCAGAAACAAAGACCAATCAGACATATTGCTAAAATTATTGCAAGGCATGAAATAATAAAATACATTGATGACATTAATTATTTGAACCAGATGGTGTGTGAAAACAAAGTAAGTGAAATCAAAGCAATGGAAGACCTGAACATTGATGAATATTATTCCACCATCAACACCTATGTGAAGATCATTGATGAAAAAGCAAAGGCACAGGAAAAGCAGATGGACAATCAATCATTTCAAAGTAATAAACCATAAGCATGGCAGTAAAGAATGTAATATTCAGGATTGAAGCAGACACCAAAGGGATGCGGAAAGATATGTCACAGATGGCAAAGGATGTTGGCAAGGTGGATCAGTCAGTGAAGAAGGCACAGTCATCCATGTCCAAATTTGGTCAGACAATCCAGAAGGCAGGTCAATTGTTGGGTGGTTTATTTGCAGTGCAACAGTTATTGGATTTTGGCAAGGCAACCATTGGTCTGGCATCAGACTTTGAAGCCTTGACAGTCAGTTTTGAAACCTTTCTTGGATCAAGTGCAAAGGCAAAGGTGGTCATGGCAGACCTTGAACAGTTCAGTCTGAAGACACCATTGACACCTGAAGAAGTGAATCAGGCAGGGAAGGTGTTGTTGGCATTTGGTGTGACCACAGAAAAACTGATTCCAAGTCTGAAAACAATTGGTGATTTAAGTGCAGGAACAGGGAAGAATTTCAATGAATTGGCAGTGATCTTTGGCAAGGCAAAGGTATCAGGAACACTGTTTGCTGAAGACATCAATCAGTTGACTGAAGCAGGGATTCCAATCATTGACAAGTTTGCAAAGATGTTAAAAGTGCCAACATCTGCAATCAAGAAGATGGGTTCTGAAGGCAAGTTGAATTTTGATTTATTGGAACAGGCATTTAAGGAAATGACAGGTGAAGGTGGCAAGTTCAAAGACTTAATGGTCAACCTGTCACAGACTACGGCAGGAAAGATGTCAACATTGGAAGGTGAATTCACTGCATTGCAAAGATCAATAGGTGATAAGTTATTGCCAACATTCAACAAGATGATTGAAATTGGAAGTAAAATAATTGAATTTATTCAGACTTTGCCAAAGTTCATTGATGACAACAAGAAAAGTATAATTGGATTAGGTGTTGCATTTGGATCATACAATGCATTGATTGTTTTAAATGTATTAAGATTGAAGGCATTCGCATTGTGGCAAGGATTATCAAATAAGGTGATGACTTTTGGTACATATAATATGCGAAGATTAACACTTGGCACAAAGGCAATGACATTGGCACAAAGGACTGCAACCATCAGCACCAGAGCAATGACCATTTCATTCAGGGCATTAAGCAGGGCAATCATGTCCAATCCTATTGGAATCATTGCTACTGCATTGACCACACTTGCAGTTGTATTTGCAGATAGTATTTTTGCAATTGATGAAGTGAATGATGGTCTGGAAAAAAACACCAAGTTCACATGGGATTCTGTTGAAGCAACCAAAGAAATGAACAAAAAGGTTTCTGAAGAAACATCAAAGATGTCTGCATTATTTGAAGAATTAATGCACAGTAATACAGGAAAAGAAAGGAAGTTGTTGTTGATCAAACAGATCAATGAATCATACAGTGACTATTTGCCAAACCTATTGACAGAAAAAGCAGAATTAAAAGAAATTGCATTGGCATATAAAAGTGTAACAGATGCAATGATGAAAAAGGTTGCAGTACAGACACAGGAAGAAAAGATCAGTGAAGTAATGAAAACACAGATCAAACTTGCAGAAGACTTGAATTCAGAATGGAAGGAATCAATCAGGGTTTCAGGAATACAGGGTGCAACATCAGAACAAATTGTTGATGTGATGGACAAGTTGGTTGATCTTGGTGTTGAATGGAAGTCAACAACAGAAGATGGTGTCATACAAACCAAATTGATTGCAAAGGAAGGGAATGCCTTGAAGATAGTATATAAAAATCTTACTGATGAACAGAAAAAGACATTTGGTGTCTTACAAAACAATACATTCATGGTGTCTGCCATGACACATAAAACAAAAGATTATCAAAAAGAAGTTGAAAAGAACAGAAAAGTCATTTCAAACATAATAGACTTTTATTCACAATGGACAAAAGAACAAGACAAGATTGAAGATGGTGCAGGAAGAACAACAAAAGTAATGACATCCTTATTCAACAACCTGTTCAAAGAATTGCAGAAGTTAAAACAACAGGTTGGAATTTTAGACATCAAATTTGCAGATATTGATGACATTGACAAGATCAACCAGATCAAGGATGCAGAAATTCTTGCATTGCAGAAGATTATGACTGAAAGGAAAAGGATTGCAAAAGAAAAAAAGCAATTAAGTGACAAAAACAAAGTTTTATTAGACCAGATATTGGATGAACAGATCAAATTGGTGGTAAAAAAGGCAGAAGAAGAAGTCAGAAAGGTCAGAATGAAGAAGATGCAGACCATGATTGCCATTGGTGAAGTTGAAAGGCAACAGGAATTGGTCTTGATAGGTGCAAAGATCAAGGAACAGGAAGATTTGATTGCCAAATTAAGGAAAGAAGGCAAAGAAGAACAGGCAAAGCAGTCAGAAAAGGCATTGGATGATATGTTGGCAAAGGAAAAGATGATCAAGGAGGCATCAATAATGGATGCACACAACACAGAAGTCATGTTGGCAAGGCAAAATGCAGATTTGGTTGAATTGGCAAATCAGAAAAAAACACTTGCATTGATGAAATTAGATGAAGAATATGCAAAATTCAAAAAGAAGAATGATGAAGATATTGCTTTAAAAGAAGAAGAAGAAAAGAAAAAAGCAATTGAAAATATAATCAAACAGACTGCACAGATGGTGAAGGAATTGATCAGTCTGGCAATTGCAGAAGTTGATGGTCAGATTGATGCACAGAAAGACAGGATTGAAAGGGCAAGGGATTTGGCAGAATTTGGCAATGCAGAACAGTTGCAATTGGAAGAAGAAAGGTTGTTGGAATTAAATGCCAAGAAACAGAAATTTGTCCAGACACAACAGGCATTGGATTTGATTATGATCATCAGTCAAAGCATGTTAGCCATTGCCAGAGCAGGTGCAGAAGGTGGTGCATTAGCACCTTTTACCATTGCATCAACATTGATTGCATTAGCCATTGGAATCATATCTGCAAAGGCACAAGCACAAAGTCTTGCAGGTGGATTTGCTGAAGGTGGTTACACAGGTGATGGAAGAAAAATGGATGTTGCAGGTGTTGTTCACAAAGGTGAATATGTGATCAGCAAAGATAAGACTGCAAGAAACAGGAATCTTTTGGATGCCATACACACAGGCAGGACATTATCACCTGATCTTTTAAGCCAGAAGATGGTGTTGGTGGAAAACAAAACAATGGATTCAAGGTTGCACAGTATTGAAAAGGCAATCAACAAACAGAACAGGATGTCAGTGTCCATTGATGAAAAAGGCATTCATGGAATTGTTTCAAATTTAGCTTATAAGTCTTCAAGGCTTAAAAACAGGCAATCCAGATGATGGTCATTGAAATAAATAACACCAAAATCAATGGAAGGGTTGAAGGCACAGACACCTTTGAAGTCACACTGTCCAGAAAAGGCACAGACAATGCCATTGGCAAGTCATTTTCTTCTGAATTGACATTTTATGATGATGGTTACCAGATTTTAAAGAATGCATTGATTGATGATCCAGAAGGTTTCATTCAATTTGTCAATGTGGACATATATGATGACTGTTGTAATGAAAAGGTTTATTCAGGGATCATCAGGGGTGATGGCATTGATTGGTGTGAACCTGTCTGTTCCATTACTGCATCAATAGTGGAATCTGATCCTGATATAGATTGCATAAAATCCACAGTATTGGCAGATGATCACAATGGTTTCTTTTCATCACAACAACATCCTGCCATTAGGTATTGCCTTGAATTAAGACCAAATTTTGTTCAGGCATTATTGATTCTTCTTGCATCTGCATTACAAACATTAATATTTTCAATTATGATTGCATTGATCTTTGTTGTCATTATCATTTTTGGAATCATTTATGTCTTCTGTAATATCATTGCAGGAATCTGTTCAATTCCATTAATTCCTTGCAATCCACCAAATTGCAATTCTGGATTCACTAATCCAATAAATGTAATTAATGAGATTACAGATATCTTTGATTCAATTGCCAATTGGATGTTGGGGTGTGGAAGATTTCATCCATCACCATATGTCAGGGATTACATCAAAAATGTATGTGACAAATGTGGATTACAATTTCAGTCATCAATCCTGAATGATCCTGCATCATTATATTATAAAACTGTTTTATTTTCTGCACCAATTCATAAGGGCAGAAAACCTGCATCAACAGACTTTGATCTTATTGCAGGGAATGAACCATTGTTGACATTATCTGATTTCTTAACCAATTACCTGTCAAGGGTTTACAATGGTGATTGGCATGTGGCAAATGGCATCTTGACCTTTGAAAGAAAGGATTATTTCTTCCAGACCATTGAATGGCTTGATTCCGTTACATTAATGGCAGAAGACAAGATCATTGACAATGAAATCTGTTTCAATTGGAAGGATGATGAAAGACCTGCCTTTGGAAAATTCACTTATGCATTGGATTCACAGGATTACATTGGTAATGAAGGTAAAACCAGATATGAAGACATTGTTGAATGGAATAATCCTGTCAGTGAAATGCAGTCAGGTGAAAAATTGATTTCATTACCTTTTGGAATGGCAAGATTCAGGAATGATGGTGTTGAAACAGATATTTATACCATGTTCAATAAGACCTTTTTTAATTTGATTTGGGGTGGTGCATTTTCTACATATAACAGGGCATTATTGTTGAATCAACACACTGCATTCCAGATGAAATTGTTGTTATTATCTGATAATTTTTATAGTATCTCTGATCCAACAGTGTCTTTTGTGTGGCATAATGTATATACAGGTGGAAATGTATATGCAGGTGGTGAAATTGTTGCAGAAAATGAAAGATATAATTATCCTTATTGGTTTAAGGCAGACAATGAATTGAATCTTTATGATCAGTTTTGGTCAATAGATGATCCAAGAAATCCAAGTTCACAACAATTTGATTTCAGTTTTGAATTTGCCTTTGATTGTGAAGATTGGCAATCATTTGGTTTTGACAAATATGTGAAATTGATGAAAGGTGGTGTTGTTAAGCATGGACAGGTAAAAGAATTAAAGGTTAATTTCTCTAAAAGAGTAATGACAGTGAATGGCACAGTTTAAAAATATATATTATGGCATTAATAATTGACAATTGTACATATACAGGTTTTGCTCATGTTCTTGATGGGTGTTGTTGCGTATATACCTGTGACATCCACAACACCTATGAAGATTGTGTTGTAATATCATCAATTTCAAATTCCACAATAGGTCTTCCAGACAATTGGATGTCAGTGATTGCAGTTGATGGAATTTTATTTATACCACCATCAGGCGCACCATTGCCTTACACATTACCTGCATTAACATCAGTACAAATTGGCATCATGGTGTGTGGATTGCAACCACCAACATTCACAACAGATGTTTTAACTATTATATACAGTTTATGTCCTGATGTTTCAGGAATAGGTTCATCCATCACCAAAACAAGCAGAATCCATCCAGATACAGTGTGTGATAATGTCACCATTGATGGCAATCCATATCCTGCAACAATGGATTTTGGTTTTGTTACATCTGGATCAAGTCAGGATGTATTTGTTGATATAGAAAACACAACAGGATGTGATTGGATAGTGAATTTCAGTGATGATTGTGCTGATCCACAATTGACCTACAATCAACCAAATCCTTTTGTGATACCACCATATACCACCATGACATTGATTGCAACATGGTCACCAATAGGTGGATCATCTGGAACATTATCATGTCAATTAAGTCTGAATGTGGTGACAGGTGTTGCAGAATGCACAAATTCTTGTGATCTGGATATGACAGGAATTGCAGGTGCATTGCCATGTCTGACCTGTGATAATATTGAATATTTCACTGAAAATGACTATCTGGATTTGGTTTCAAACCTTTGCACCATCACACCATTGTCATTCATATCAGGTGCAATTGGTGAACGGAAGTCAATGTCATTTTATCTTAATTATGGCAATGGTCTTCAGACAGGGGTGAAATTATATTTCAATCCAATGTTGTTTTCTTATGACTGTGATTGGTTGCAGTATTATTCTTCAGGTGTCATTGATGATCCAATGCCAACATCATGGTTCATTGAATATGTTGCAGGAATGCCATTGGTCAGTCCAATGAACATTGTGAATGCAGGTGGTAATACTGAAAATAACAGGAATTATGAAGTGCAGTTCCACAATATCAATCCACCTTATGAATTTATGATCAGGATCATATATTATAATATATGTGATATGGATGAACCATTGACATCCACTGCAAAACAGAACAATCCAAAACTGATTGTCAATACAAGGTACAATCCAATGTATTTTGACAATTCTGATGCCTGTGTATATAACCAGATGAAGAAATGGTGTGCCATGACTTATTTGATTGATCCAAATATTCAAGCACCTGATCCATTAACACAGATAATTGGTGATTTTGAATGTTACCACCTTGATTCAATTCCAATTACACAAAGATTCTATGACACAGGTCTTCTTCATGCACCTGCAGAAATGACTGATCATCTTTTCACTGTTGAAAGGAATGGAACACCTAAAGACAAATTTTCCACCTTGAATGAAACAGATGTGACTTTCAAAATTGAACATACATCAGCACCAACACAATTGGTCATCTGGTTAATTGATTGGAACAATTTTGATGATTCAGTCACCTTTTATGAAAATTATAATTCATCAAGGACACCAATAAACACCAATGTTCTTCCTGTTGTTCTTGACAATGAAATTTCTGCACCTTCCACTGCATTAACTAATGTATCACCAAACACTTATGAAGGCACATTCAAGGTGAACACATCAGTGACATCTGGTGGTGCATATTACATCATTGCAGTTGTTTATGACAAAGTCAATGACATTGTAAATTCCTTTGTATCAAAACAATATGGTGTGACTGACCTGCCTGATGATGATACCTGTTGCAGTCTTGGACAAAATATGAATTTCACCAATTATTATGATACTTTTATGATGGGTGCAGGGTTGTGGTTTACATCCACAGTGATGGAAAGATTGAAGATCAGCATGTTGAACATTTCACAGTTTGGTTCTGCACCAACAATGCATGATTGTATTACATCATGGGGTGGTGATGCAGTAAATTGGCAGAATTACATCACCAAATATGAATTTCAGGTTCATACTGAACACCTTGATTTTCCTTCTGTTGGTCAAACCACATATGTAATATATGACAAAGCCACTGCAACCAGAATTGGTGTTTCACCATTAGGGTTTTCTTCTAATAATCCAAAATATAAGGTTATTGACATGACTTTTGGTTTGTTGAATGCAGTGTCAATGGAATATGAATTAAGGACAAGATGGGAAGATCATATTGTTCCAACAATGGCACAGGTGCAGACAACAGGTGATTTTGGTTCAAGGGTGAATGCAGGTGCAATGGCATCAACATACATCAACACATTGGGTGCAACATATGATTGGACAGGGAAAACAATATATTTTGAAACCTTCATTCACTTTGACTTTCAACCAATATTTGGATCTCCATTGGATTATGTGATCAGGACAGTTGGCAAGATGGAAGTCATTGGATTTGATTCTGGATTTTTAATGGATGAAATTAAATTGTTCAAGGATGATGGCATCACTGAATTGAATCAGGTCTTCTGTAATACAGACACCAATTGCATAATTGTAAGGGTTCACAAGACATATTTGGTAAACAACAACCAATTCATTGCATTATTTGATCAGGTTCAGTCATCAGCAGGAACAATCAGGGAAGAAAATCCAATTTATCCAATTGGTCAACCATATCCTGAAATACTGCCTTTATTAGCATTGAAGGATGATGCCATCTGTAATGTTGATTTGGAATTTGATGGATCAAACCATGCATATTTCAAAGTTGATGTTTCACAATTGCAATCTGGTCAATATATATTTATGGGAATGGCATATCAACCTGTTGTGAATCCTTTGTCAATAACACCAATTCCAAATTTAGATTTAAACTGTAATTGTTAAAACTATGAATAAAGAAACAAATATTCCTTTATCTTTTATGATCAACATCCATGATCTTCCAGAAAAGAATTTCAAGATCATCACTGATTGGTCAAAAAATAATGTTTTAAGATACAACAAAAGTGATGTTGGAAAAATTGGTGTAGTTAAAAAGAAGGTCAAAGGCAAGATTGTCAAAGGTGACTATATAAAAAAGTCAGGTGATGATATGGTGAAGGGAACATCTGAAGATGCAGAAGGCATTGTGGTTGAAGATGTTACAAAGGGAACAAAAGAAGTGGTATGTATAATTTATAAAAAAGAATGATATGCAGATAATATGTAATCAAGAAGGATATGGATTTCAGAATCCACAATTATTTGATGTAATCAAAGCACCTGCAACCATTTTGGATTGCACAGGTGATGGTTGTGCATTGGCAGTGGTCAACAATGGATTGTATTTATGTGACTGTGAAGATTCATGGAATTGCCATTTGTGTGGTAATGACATGCCTTTTAATAATACATTCAATTATGGTGATTCATTATTTTTCCATTTCCAACAGATTGACCTGTTGAATATCATTGAAAATGATTTTGCTTATCCTTCAAGGGGTTGGGACACAGGAACACCATTATGCACTGCAAGGATTTTTCCATGTTGTGGTGAACCACCAATTGCAGGGATCATTACTGATTATGCATCCAATTATATGATTGGCATGGCAAAAAAAACCAAATATGATGGCAGTCAGGAAAACTTTGCTTATCAGAACATTGAATTGGATTCATCATTGATTGTTGATGCATTGGATGGTTTGGGATTACCACCATGTTTTGTGATCATATTCAGATTTTACACTGATGTTTCAGGGTTGAATTTTTATGAATTATGCACAGAACCATTTGAAATGAATAATTGCAATAAGTCCACAGTGAAAATTGAATCATCTTATCCTTCTAACAAAAGGGATTGTAATGGTTATTACTATGGAACACCATTTCAAAGGGATGATGATACCTTGTGGTATCTTGGAAATTCACCTTTGGCATATAGAAACATATACAGGTTTGAAGGTGAAATTGAAAAGATCAGTGAATCATACACAAAAGAAGTAATTAAAAACACATTGAATCCTGTAAAAAGTCAGTTGTGTTCCACATATAGGGTTGCATCCTATCCATTACCACCATATGCAATGAATATTGTTGCAAATGTTTTCAATGGATCACCAATTTGGATCAATGATAAAGTTTATCAGATAATATCTGAAATATCAAAAAATAATGAAACAGGAAGGATGTGGTTGATGGACACAGAAGTGCAGTCCTGTTGTAATGAAATTGATTTGTCTTGTAATACATAAAAAATAATAAAATGGAAGAAGAATTTGACATCATTAAATACAATCAGGAATTTCTTAATCTGGATGAACCTGAACACAAACAGGAATGGATTGATGCCATGCAAAATATGTTTGTTCACACAAGGGGTTCACTGCCAGAAAAGATTTTGTCTGAAAGAAGACCAAATGAAGATCAGACATTGTATAAATACAGGTTGAGCATATATGAACCAATCACCACAGGTTCAATCAACAGGGCAATTGATACCTTATACAGAATCTTCCAAAGTGCCAATTTCAGCATTCAGATCAATCCTGATCTTGATGATTACCTGTCAGTGAAGAAATTCACAGGTCAATATTTTTATTCTTATATCCAGAAGTTTGTTGTCAGAAGGATGATTGAAGATGCCAATGGTCTTCTGGTGTGGTTACCATCAGGTGAAGGTCTGACCAATCCATCAGAAAAGGTTCAGGTGAAACCTGTGTTGGTTTATAGCAGTAACATTGTCCAGATGGATGATGATCACATCACCTTTTATCAACCAAATGAAAGTGTTTTAATCAATCAGGGTGGTGTGGATGTAAAAGGGAAGGTTTATTATACACTGACAAAAACACATATATACAGACATACTGAAAAAGAAAAGGCATCAAAGAATGCTTATGAATTAGAAGAAATCTATCAACACAATTTTGACATGATTCCTGCCATCACTTTGGGTGGCAACATCACTGAAGATGATTATTTTGTTTCATACTTTTCACCATTCCTTCCTTTTGCCAATGAAAGCATAAGACAATATTCTGATTGGCAAGGTGTTATGACCATGAGTGCATTTCCATACAGGGAAGAAGTTGCAGAAGATTGTGATCATCCAAAGTGCAGATCAGGATTGATCCTTGATGTTGAATCTGGTGACACTGCAACCTGTTCAAAATGTAATGGCACAGGTTATATCATCAACAGAAGTCCTTATGGTGTTTTTATCAGGGCAAAATCCAATCCTGCATTGGATGGGAACACCAATTTGACTGATCCTGTGGTCAGGTTCATCAGTCCACCTGTTGACATCATCAAATACAGTGGTGAAGCATGGCAGGATTTACTGAAGAAGGCAGAAGAATCATTGCATCTTCTTCATGTTGTTGAAGCACAGTCAGGGGTGGCAAAGGCAATTGACAGGGAAGAACAATATTCATTTTTGATTAAGATCAGCAACAACATTTTTGATGAAATCATTTACAAGTCATTGATATTCATTGAAAAATACCGAAACCTTTCTGATCCTTTTGAACCTAACATCCAGAAACCAATTGATTTCACCATAAAAACAGAAAGTGATCTGATCAGTGAAATTAATGAAATGAAGTCAAAAAATGTTCCTGTGGCATTTCTTCTGGAAACAACAAAAGACTTGGCAAGGAAAAGATTCAGTGGATCAGTGACACAACCAAGAATCATTGAAATCCTTGTTTCTTATGATCCTATTTTCCACCTTACAGTTCAGGAAAAAACCATGTTGTTGGCATCTGGAACAATTCAGAATGAAGACATCTTGAAATCATTATTTGCTTATAAGACATTAATGGAAATCATTGCAGTTGAAGGAACACATTTTCTGGAAAATGAATTGCAATTTATTTTTGACAATATTGACAAAGGAATGCAGAAATATCTGGATAAAGAAAAGGCAAATAAAACCCTGAATTTAGATGAACAGAAGATGGTCTGATGGAAGTATCTTAAAACTGATCAGGACAAACATTAAATTTATCACTGATCAGGATAAAATGATGTTAAGAAATATGTCATCATATGAAAGGAATGTGTTCAAGTTGGTGAAAAAACACATGGCACAATTCACAGTCAAAGATGGCAAAGTTGATGTTGATGAAAACACATTGAATTCAATCAATTCCCTTGACAAAGCAATCTTAAATGAAATCAGAACAGGGAAGGCAGGAAATTCTGATGACACATACCTGAAAGATGTGAAAAAGTATCTGAAAAGTTTTGATCAGGTTCAGAAACATCAGGAAAAAATCCAACATGAAGTCAATGGTCTTCCTTATGAATCTGAAAAGGTGGCACATCAGATGTCTAAAGATGATGATTTTAATACCAATTTATCTGATATGACAAAAGGTGGTGACTTGATTCCTGAAGACTTTTATTCAAGACCTGAATTATATGCAAATTTTAATGCAAAAGATAAAAGAATTGCAGATTCATATAAGGAATCTTGGGATGTCATAAAAAAGATGAAAGGTGATCCAGATGGTGAAGTGACCATTTACAGGGGGATTCCAAAAGATGGCATTGATAAAATTCATCAAGGTGAATGGATTTCATTATCAAAAACATATGCAGACTTGGAATCAAAAGATGGAAAAGTTATTCAACAAAAAGTTAAGGCATCAGAAGTAATATGGGATGGAAATGACATGAATGAATTTTCCTTTTATCCTGAATCTGTTGAGCAGAATAAGACAATGGAAGAATTGGTTGAACCATTTAAAAAACAGATGATTGAAGACACATTGCAAGGTCTGACAGGATCAGGTGTCAATGATGCCTTTGTTGTTCCTATCAGGGAACAGTTATTCAAAAATGCAGTTGCAGGTGTCACCATTGATGAAATGGAAAAGTCCATCAAAACATTCATTGAAGGTAATGATCAGGATGTTGGAAAATTTTCTGCCTATGTTGGACAGATTGCAAGGGATTCACTGAACCAATATGATGGCATGATCAACCAACAGATGGCAAAGGATTACAATCTTGATGCATATCAATATGTTGGAAGTCTGAAGGGAACATCCAGACCACAGTGCAAAAGGTGGGTTGCAATGGGTGTCTTATTAAAAGAAGACCTGTCAAAACTTTTGAATGGATCACCAATGCAGGGATTGATTGCAGGAACAAATGAAAACAATTTTGCAGTCTTCAGGGGTGGATATAATTGCAGACATACTGCAATACCTTTCAGAATGACCACCAGAGAACGGAAAAGATATGACAGTAAACAATACAAAACTGAAATTGAAAAGAAGGTTAAAGAAGACACAAACATGGCAGATGTTCCTGCATCAAAATATATGGATTTGACTTATGACAGGAAAAATGAAGTGACAGGATGGGGTGGCAAAAGGTCAAAACCAAAGGCATTGATTGACAATCCTGAATTGGATAATCTGCCAGATCAATATTGGGAATTGTTTGACAAAAAGGGTTCACCATCTATGCCAACCATTGATGTTGATACAAAAAACAAAAGGGGTAGACCTGCATTTTTTAGTCCTGCAAAGAATGAATTGTTTATTAATATTGCAGTTTTTGATGATCCATCAATTCGGAAAACTGTGATGATCCATGAAATGTCACATGCACAAGAAAAGCAATTTGCAAAAAGGGAATGGATTCCACAACATTATATTCATCCAAAAACAAAAAAGATAATAAAATTACCTTATCCACATGATAAACCAAAAAAATTGATTGGTGGAAAATGGGGTTTAAAAATATATAAACAAGAATATGAAGACAATTATCTTGAAAGCAGGAAGTTATATAAAAAACAGGTAAAGGAAGATGATGACAGGACAGTTAAATATATAGCAGACACATCAGACACTGCAAAGTTAAGACTAAAATACAAATTTGGTGGATTGAAGCATGGTGCATGGGGTACAATAAATGACTATGAAGCAAAATATAAAGGTATTTATACAAGAAAGCAATTGTTCAATTTCTTGGGAAGTTATTCTGATACAATTATGGCATTAAGTAATTCCAATCATGGAAGTGGTCATCCAAAATCATATTTTTCAAAACATGGTGGTTCTGCCAGAAGGTTTGAATTTTATGTGCATTCAGCAGAAAATTTTTGGCAAGGCAATCCAATTTTTAGGGATGAAAATCCTGAATTATATCAATTGATGTTAGATCAATATAAAAGTATTAATGGCTTATGATAACAGTAAAAGGAAAACAATATCCAGATTTTAATTTTGAGAATTTTGAAAATCTTTATGCCAAATATATAATGAATTTTCCAAAGGAAGATGATCCAATGGATTATCTTCAGTTTGAAGGTGCAAGGGGGTTATATTTAATTTTGCTTGAAGCAGAAGGAAGAATAATTAAATTTAATGGCAAGTACAAAAGGGATGAAGATGATCTTATTTATGTCCTGAATGTGAAGTTTGTGGATAATTAATGCATTGATTTTTTAATATTATTTATATATTTGTTATGATGACTAATGTTAAGGTAAAGAATTTGAAGACAGGAAGGATCATTAATTTGACATCTTTGGCTTTTAGTATCTTGAAGAAACAGGACAAACACAGGCATCTTGATATAATTGAAGAACCAAAAAAAGTGGTGGCAAAACCACAACCACAGGTGAAGGCAGAAGTGAAACCAAAACCAACACCACAGAAAAAAGCTAAAAAGAAGACAGTGAAAAAAAGGAATAAATGAATTCTAACACAGAAAAATTCTTGAAGGAAATTGGTGTCACAGGTGATGCAATTGACCAATTGAAGGGTGAAGATGACATTGAAGTCAAAGACCTGTCAGATGGCTTTAAAACATCATTCAAAGATGTTTTTATCAACAATCCAGAAGTCATCAATCCATTAAAGAAAGAAATACAAGGAAAAGAGTTGTCACAGATTGAACATAAGATCAAAAAGGCATTTGGTTTGACATCTGAAGAAATCAAAGACAAGAAGTTTGATGAAATCATTGTTCTGGCTATTGACAAATTAAGGGGTGAAAAGACTGATGTCAATGAAACATTGCAAAATGATTTGATTGAATTAAGATCAAAGGTGAAGGAATTTGAAGACAAGATCATTCCAGACATTCAGACAAAAGGACAAACAAAACTTTCTGACTATAAGAAAGAAATGAAGATCAGGAAGATATTGAACAAAAAATCCTTGATTGTGGATTCAGAAATTCTTTATCCATCAGTCCAATCATATCTTGATAAGAATTATTCCATTGGTCTTGGTGATGATGATGCATTGCAGATCAAAACAAAAGATGGTCTTAATCCATTAGACAAAGAAGGAACAACAGTTCAGACATTGGATCAAATTGTTGATGGCTATCTAAATGAAATGAAGGTAATTAAACAGTCAAATGGTGATGTTGAAAACACATCAAAGGCAATATTTAAGACCTTAAACGTAAAAAACAAAAGTGAAGTTGAAAATAAATTCCACCTACCACATCTTCAGAAGGCAAAAGAAAATGCTGAAAGATTAAAAGAGATGAAGACACATGGTGGATTGACATCACTTTGACCTGTGGTATAGCAACCAAAAATGCTAATTGTATGTTGATCATCATACCTAAAATGATCATTGGGATGGGAATCCAAAATCTGTTTTAGAAACATTAATTTAAAAAAATTAAATAACTATATTATGGCTTTTACACAAGGATTATGTGAAGCATTCCAAACATACTTAAATGATGTTGCAGGAAAAAATGCACCTGCATTAAAAAGGGATCGTGTTGGATATCTTGATGCATTGTTGTCAAATTTGAATACTGATGGCATTGAAAAGATACCTGTTCCATCTGATGGAAAATATAAAGAAACATTGATCAAATTTTATCAAAGGGGTATTGCATCCAACATTGATGAAGATTGTTCTGGAATATTAGATTGTACAGGTTCTGTTGAACAAGAACCATTTGAAAAAAAGGTTGCAGTTGATGACTGTATAAGTACAAAGGGGTTGATCTTTACTGAAGATGAAATGCGAAAATTGTGCGAATCTGATGCAACATGGATTTCAAACATTGTCATGGGACAAATGAATGCTATCAATGTTGAATTGGACAAAAGAATTATTACAGATCAAAGTGCTAATTTTGGTGATTTTGCTGATGGAACATCATTGAAGGAAGTTCCTTTGTTCACTGATGCACCTGAAAATGCACCAAGATCAATTGCAATGGCACAGATCAGACATCAATATGAAGAAGTTGGTGCAGTTGGTGTTCCTTTAATCATTGGATCAGGAAATTTTGATCTATATGCAAAATCAACAGAAATTGCATGTTGCAATTCTTCAGTTGGTACAGATTTAAGTCTGTGGAATGATTATGCTTATTATAATGACAGATTTGTTGAAGGAATTGCAGGTGCAGGTCACTTTATAGTGTTAGCACCAAATGTCAATCAATTACTGACTTGGAATAAATATCTGGGTTCTTATGCAAAAAGAAATGATGTGTTTGAGCATGGAACAATTACTGATCCATTCACAGGGTTGACTTATGACATGAAGGTTCATTATGATGATTGTACTGAAAAGTATGTTATCAAGTTGTTTTTACATTACAAACTTTTCCAATTACCTGCCAACAGTTTTAATGCAGGTGATGAATTTGCAGGTGTTAATTACACATTTGATTGGAAAGATTGTTCTGAAATTGCTGAATGTCCTGCACCATAAGTGTTGGATTGATAAATATTTGTTAACTATAAAATATTGATAAAATGGCTATATGTCCAGATACTTGTTCCATTGATTTGCCAGAAGTTTATGCTGATGGTTGTGGTGTAGTGACCAGAAATGGTGGAATTTCCAGACTTGTTTTTGTAAAATGTAACTTTGTATTACCTGATATTACTGTGACAACAGATTGGGAAGATGCAATCACCAATGGTGATATTGTTGTAAGTGGTTACCTTTTAGGTCAAAAACCAAAGGGAAGTTTTACTAAAAAAAGGGTTGTGTCTTGTGATCCTGAAGCAGTTGTTGGTGCAGAACATTCCATCACATTTCAGGATTATAACACTGATACACTGACCGCAGGTGGTCATGGTGTGTTGCAATACACTTTTTGGAATACAATTTTAGATGATACCACAAAATACAAGTTGATGTTCATCACTTGTGAAGATTATGTTTATGGGTACATTGATTCATTTCAATTAGAAATTGATGAAGTGATTGAAGATTCATCCACAGGCAGTTCTTATTTTGATGGCACATTAACTTGGAATGATACATTGATGGCAGTGCCAACATATGTTGATCTTTCAGGTGTTATTTAAAATTGAATTTCAATTCTTGGTTTAAATAGATATGAAGGGCAGAAATGCCTTTCATATTCTTAAAACAATATAAAATGGCTAAAACTAAAGGTAAAACTGAACCTGTTAAAAAACCTGTTAAAAAGATGGTTTCAAAAAAATCATCTGTTGGTGCAAGACAGTCCAGAGCAAAACAAAGGATGGACACATCTTCTGGTATGGATGTTGCAAGATCATCACAGGCAAGATCATCACAGGCACAATCATTCATGGGTGCAAATGTTGATCAGTCAAAATTCAATCCAAAAGTTGACACATCAGATTCTGGTGTTACCATTACAACAATGCAGGATGCAGGTTGGAAATATCTGAATGCTATTGACAGGAAGGAAAGAAGTGCATCAAAATATCAGGGCAAAAAGGACAGGAAATCAAAATTGGTGTTTTCAACCAAAAGGAAGGGATCAGGATCAGGCAGATAAATAAAAGGTTATGATAATCAATAAGAATCTTTTACAAGAAGTTAATGATGACATCACCAAAGTCCTTCAGGCAATTGAATTCAAATTCAGAATTTATAATGTTGAAGTTCTTGAAGTCTATTTGGAAAAGAAAGATTTTGACCTTTTATCAAAGCAGGGTGGAAACCTTAATAAATATAATGCAGAAAGGAAAAAGAATGATCTGCCTGAAATAAAAGAAATCAGGAATCTGAAGATCATTGATAAGTCTTGGAAGAAATATTTGACAACACATAATGATGATCTGTCCAATGGATTGGTCTTTGTTCCTACAATGGGATATGCAAAGGTAAAATTGACCACAGGTCTTGAAAGATTGATTTCTGATGTTATCAAAGGAACAGATGTCAAATACAAAAAACTTACTAACAACCTTTTTTCAACAATTCTGTTATATATTGAATCAGAAAAAGAAGAAAAAGGTGACAAAGAAAAAGATTAAATTTCTGATCATTCATTGTAGTGCAACCATTTCAGGAAAACACTATTCACCAGAAACCATTCAAGGGTGGCACAGGGATGAACCACCAAAAGGAAGGGGTTGGTCAAGGGTTGGATATTCTGATCTGATCCTGTTGGATGGCACAAGACACAAATTTGTTGAACACAACAATGATGAATACATTGATAATGAAGAAATCACCTTTGGTGCAAAAGGTGTCAATTCAATATCCAGACATTTGTGTTATATTGGGGGGGTGGATGAAGACATAAAACCAAAGGACACAAGGACAGACAGACAAACCTGCACCATGATCAGCATTATTGATGAAGTCCTGAATTATGCACCTGACATTCTTATTGCAGGGCATAATCAATTCAGCAGAAAGGCATGTCCATCATTTTCTGTTCCTGCATTTTGCAGGTCTATTGGCATTGAAGACAAAAACATATATCAGGAAAATCCTTACAATTACAAATTATGAAGTGTTTTGAAAAATACATTGGCATCTGTGGAATCTATGAAGGAACATCAGGTTATGACATTACTGATCTGGAAGGCATCAATTTAAGATTGGCATCAAACATTGCAGATTCATCTTATAAGTCAGGTGTGGCATTGCTTGAAAAGAAAATTGAAATTGCACAGAAAAAGGTGATTCAGGAATTAAGATCAAATTTTCTTCCTTTATTCAGGATGAATTTGACTGTTGATGAATTGAAGGTTGGTGATTTCAAAACCAATTATCTTGCAGTAAGTCCAAATGAAAGGGGTGTCAAAATTGTAACATCAGAAACCAGATTGTCAAAGATTTATGTTGACAAAGTGAAGATTGAATTGGATGATGGTGGCATTCCTGTTGCAGGGGTGTTGAATATTACTGATAATAACACCATTACAACCTATAATTTCACCACAGATGGTGCAGGTGTTTCTGAATTTAATGTTGATTATATGAGTGAATCAACAACAATTTATCTGACCATTGACAACACACTGTTGCAGATGAAAGATGCTGAAGTGAAAAAGGGGTGTGGATGTGGATCAAACAGATCAAAAAATCTGAAGGCACATGGATGGACAGGAACATCAACATCAACATCAACATATGGCATTCAGGCATATGTCACTGCTGAATGTGATGTTGAAGAATTTGCCTGTATTATTAGCCATCATTTGGGGTTGCCTATATTATACAAGTCAGGCATTGAGATCATAAAAGAATTGTTTTCATCAGACAGGTTGAATTCATTTACATTGTTGAAAGATGAACAGGCAGAATTCCTGTTGGATGATTACCAAAAAGAATACAAAAAATTAATGACTAATCTGGTGAATTCATTGCCAGATTTAGCCAAGAAAATTGATGATGTTTGTGTTGTTTGCAAACAGTCAAGGTATGTTGAATCATTTGTTTAAATTATTAAAATGGGGTGCAATTGTGGAAAAAGCAAAAAGACAAGGATGAAAGGGAATACATCACCAAAGGTCAGGGTGAAACCTACATCCAAAAGGATGGGAACATTCAAATCCAATCTGTTGAACAACAAAATGTTTTCAAAGAAGAAAAGATGATTGGATCAGAATTCATTTCCATAGCAAAGTCAGTTTGTGGTCTGACCTTGAAGAAACCTTCTGTGATTTTATTATCAGGGTTTTCAATTGGCACAATCTATTCCTTCACCAATGCCCACATTTACAATCCTGCTGATCAGTATTATTCACTGATGTTGTTGATATTGGTTGATAACTTGACAGGAATGTATGTGGCATTAAAGAACCAGAAGTTTTGCACATCAAAGGCAAAAAGGGTGTTATATACTTTGATTGGACACACTGCAATCTTATTCTTTGCCTTTCAATTGGGAAGGGAATCAAAACCATTATTCTTTTTGAAGGATGCAGTCTTTGTTCCATTGGTATTGATCAACCTGTTGTCTTTTGTGAAAAACCTTTCTTTATTGGGTTACCTTCCAAAGACTTTTGCAAAATATTTATATAAAAAAGTGAATACATATGACAATGAATTGTCTGTCAAAGATTTGTCTGATCCTGATCCTGATAAACCTTTATAGTTGTGTATCAGAAAAAAGATGTCAGAAAAGGTTTCCACCAAAGACTGAAACCATCATTGAAGTCAAGGACACAACCATCTTCACTGAAGTCACCAGATTTGACACTGCATTCATTCTTAAACAAAACAATGACACCATGTATTTCCATGACACCATTACAAATATAAAAGTGAAGTTTATCAGGATGGCAGGTGATACAATAAAAATCTTTGCTGAATGTCCACCAGACACCATCATTGTTGAAAAGGAAATATTGACCACAATACACACAACAAAATTGCATCAGGAATGGAAGGACATTGCAAAGAAAATCCTGTGGATTCTTGGAATTGTTTTTGCTTTAATCATGTCTTATAAATTCATTAAATTGTTCAGGGATGGAATTTGATGAAAAGTCATTCAGACAGTTTGGTTGGAAATTGATTCTTGGAATGCAGAAGAAGAAGATGGAAATGCTTATGCTTACAGGCAAAAGGTTGGAAGGCTTGATGAAGGCAAGGATTTTTCAGCAGGGCAAAGCAACAGACAATTCAAAAATTGGAAAATATAAAACACCATCATGGATCAAATTCAGGAAGTTGAACAATTTCCAAACATCATATGTTGATCTTTCTGTGACACAGAAATTGGAACATTCCATGCAACCTGTTATTGATGGACAGGATGTTGTCATCAGGATCACCAGACCAAAACAGGCATTGATAATGAAAGGACAAGAATTCAAGAATTACAAAAAAGAAATATCAACACCATCAGATCAAGAAGTCAATCAGGTAACAGAATATTTTGAAGATTTATTAACAGATGAATTCAATAAAATAGTGGCATCTTTGTAATTATGTTTGAAATACTTGCACATATAAAACACAGACTTTTACAGGTTGGAATCCATAAGGAAGGAATTTATCTGGCAAGGATTGATGATGATGGAAGGGTTCTGATAATGAAGGAAGATGGCAATGAATTTGATTATGCAGGAATTTCAGACAATAAAGGAAATTATTTTTATATCAGGCATCTGTATTCTGGCAGGATCAAATATGATGTCCTTGAAGATGAAAACAGGAAATCATCTTGTGAACAGAATGTAAGAACAAAAATTGAAGTCAGGTTGGTCAGTATCACTGAAAATCTGAATCCTTATGTTGTTGAAGAATCAATCAGGGGTGGTTTGTTATCAATGAACATTCCAAACTGTGGAAATAAAAGAAACATCATGGTTGATCTGGTTTCATCAAATATTGATTCCATCAAAGTTCTTTCTGAAGAAGCACCAAAGACAAAGATGTTCAGGAAGGAATTGTGTTTTGTTTATGTTGATTTTGACATTTATTTTGATCAAAATTTTATTTGTTGTTAATTAAAAATTAAATATATGAATTGTGGATGTTCAAAGCATTTAGGATGTTTTATGAAAGAAGACAAAGTTGAAACAGGTGTCAATGCACCATGCACAGGTGATTTCACTGTCTATGTTGAATACAATGGTCAAATATATGAAGAAACACATTCTTTTTTGATAGGGAATTCAATCTTCATTTCAAATGATTATAATGAAGATGCAGAAATCTGTTTTAAGGTGGAATTGCCAACATTGTGTCAAGGTGATGGAAATCATTTCATCACATCAGATGATGGTGCATGTTCTTTTTGTTTCACATCAATAATCAAAGGATGTTGATTGAATTGATCAGTCAATTCCTGATCATGTTGTTCATTTCTGTGTCTGCAAGTGCAGGATCAATCTTTCTTCAATTTGCTTATGAAGAAGGAAATATATTTCATTTCTGGATCAGGTTTCTGGACAAATATTTTTCTGAAGATTATCCAAAGAATCCTGTCAAATTTTTATACAATCCATTAGGTGGGTGCATGTATTGTCAAAACATGTGGATTGGTCTTTTATTCTTTTCTGTGTGTGCAAGTGAAGGAATGGTCACATGGTGGTTGTTCCTTCCTTGTTTATTTTTCACACACCTGTCACTGTCCATTATCCAGAAGCATTTGGACAGATAGGCAGATATTCCCTTCATTTTTTATTCATTATGTCTTTCTGACAATAGGTGCATTTTAACCATGTAATACATAACTAATTGAAATTATATTTCATTAAAGTTTGCAATTGGTGTGGTTTTTGTATATATTATAGTAGATAAATGATTTTCTAATTAAAACCAAAAAAAGATGAAAAAGCTAATTGAAATTTTAAGACAAGCAACCAGAGAATTGAAGGTTGAATATTTGAAACAGACTGAAGTGTGGGCAAAAGAATCATTCCATACCATGTTGAAGATGATTGATGAAGTTCAGGCACAAGAAAAGGAATTGGATACAATTACACAAGGCAGATATGATTGGAATGAATGGATTGAAGATTGGGTGACCTTACCATCATGGAAAAGACACATTCTAAAACAAGGTTATTATCCACAAACAGGTGCAGGAAGGACACCAGAAATTGTAAACCAAAGAATGGATGAAGGAAGATTCTTCATTGGTGGAAATTGTGCTTATTCAATACAATGCAAAACCAGAGATTATTATGACACCAGAAGAAAAGGTGAAGATGTGCATATTGAAAAAATGATGAAATATGCAGAAAAGCATTATGAAGGATCATTGGTGAAATTGGCACAAAGGATCATCAAAAAGGGATTGGACATTTCCAAGATGACAATGGAATCAGGGTTCATGGATATGAATCTGGAAATCCTTTTGACAGATGGTGAAAAGTCAGTCAGAGCATGGACAATAATTGCATCAGGAATGGTTCAAAGACCGCATTACAGGTATTTAGTGAAGTGATCCAGACCAACACCTTCAAACCCTAAAAGGATAGCCTAAACGCATCCTTTTTTTGGGTAGATGGAAGAATCCATTGAATTAAATACCGCAAGGCAAAAAAGATGAATGACAAGACCATAACAAAAGAAATTTTTAAAAGTGATTTTGATGAAATGAATATCAATATCAAAAGTCCATTTATTACTGCATTACAAACTGATGACTATATCAAAGTAAATTCCACAAATATGCATAAGGCAATTTATAATTTAATAATCTCAAAAAGGGATTTAAGATTGTGGAACATGGGAATGAAACCAACCAGAAATTGGAAGGTTTCAGTTGTTAAAAAATACTTTGGATTAAAAGGCAAAAAAAATGTTTTAGTTGATCAGATTGAATTTTTAGTCAATTATTTCAATAACTAAAACCTGACCATTACCAGAACAAGGACATACCAGAAACGGATGTCCTTTTTTGGGTAGATAGAAGATTTTTTAATTAAACCAAGAAAAGATGAATGACAAGACTAATAAAAAGACAGACAAAAATTATACACACATTAATCCATTTGTTGTGTTAAAAAAAGAATTATACAGTGATGAAAAAACAGGAACATGGTGTGACCATCCTGTTGAATTAACCAAAAAACAATTCAGGGAATTATTTCAAAACAATGAAGTCATTTTTGACCTTGTGGGATATGAAGGTGACAACCATTTCAGAACCATTGTGATCACAGACAGTGTTCTTAAAAAAGATCAAAGGGTAAGGGCAATTGACAATTCATTGTGGTTTGCAAGAAAAATGATGTTTGTGGAAAAATGGGGTTATGAAAAATTCACTGTTTCAGGCAGGGATTTATTGGGTGGAAAAACAAATCATGTCATCAGATATGAAGACATCAGAATTCTGAAGGTAACAAAATCAAAATCTGGTAAATTCACAAAGGCAGAAAGCACATGGAATTGGGATAATTTGAGAGATAATTAAAACCTGACCATCACCAAAACAAGGACATACCAGAAACGGATGTCCTTTTTTAGGTAGATAGAAGATTTTTTAATTTAAAACCAGAAAAGATGATAAAACATAAAAAAAATTTAAGGGTGGAAGGCAACAAAGTGATCAGTTATATTACTCATGTTGCAACCATCAAAGGACAGGAATTGCATGAATTGGGGTGGTGGTCAGTGACTACACAGAAACACATTAATTATGTTGCACAAGAATTGAATTTAAAAATTATTAAGTTTCAGAAAGCACCAAAAAACCAGAAAAGATGAAAAACACATTTGAAAGAGTAAAGAAATTATTCACTGATTGTACTGATGAACAGATTGATCAGGCATATAAGATTGTTGAAGACCACAACCAGAAGGTTGATCCTGATCACAAAACCAGAAAACAGTTTGGTTGTTATGTGGTCAGTCCAACAGGAAGACAACAGGTCTTCTTCACTTTATACAGGCACAAAGTTAAATTTCACCCATTGGTGAAAAATCCTGTGTATTGTGGAAACCTGTCAATGAACATTGTTGATGCAGTCAAAAAGATTTGCAATGGTTCTGGAATGCCTGTTGAATTGGAAGATGCACAGACTTACAGACCAAAAAAAGGATTCACCTGTGATGGTGTTCCTTTTCTGACCTTTGGCAAATACAAAGGGCAGACCTTACAGGAAGTCTTTGAAAATGATCCACAATATGTCATATGGTTTGCAAAGACCTTTGAAGTTGGTGGATATTATTCACACAGAAAAGATGCCCATGTTCCTGCAAAACCAAAAAACTTGGCATTGAAAGAAATTGCCAATGACCTGAAGGATGCACATTTCCAGATGATCAGTGATAAGAACAGGGAAGAATGCACATCAGAATATTGTGGTGAATTGAAAAAAAGGGATGATTTTGATCTTCAGGTTTACAGAAAAGAAGAATCATCAAATTGGAAGGAAGTCTATTCTGATATAATAACCTATCACTATTTCCTGAAGGATCAGGATGACAACCTGTTCCATTTTTGGTGCAAGGCAGACATGGAAAAAGGTGAAAACTATATGATCAAGGGAACAGTGGTCAAACATGAAGAAAGAATGGGTAAAAAATACACCAGATTAAACAGAGTAATTATTATTAACCAATTAAATACCGAAAGGCAAGACAATGAAATATGTAATTAAACACGAAAAGACCAATGAACAGGAAGAATGTGAAGGGCAATATGATATCCAAAACATCCTTGAATACAATGATTGGAACAGGGAAGACTGTATGATCTATAAAATGATCGGATGCAGGGGTTGTTTGGAATATGTTGATGATGTTCAATTAAGATATGATTTTCATGGCATTGAAACAGGGCATTACTGTGGCAAATGTTATAATGATGATGACAAATACAGATACAGAAGGGATGCATATCCAACAATTGAAACACATGGATATGGTGAACGATTGAATGATGATTATTAAAATCAACCTGAACCAAAACAAGGACATACCAGAAACGGATGTCCTTTTTTGGGTAGATAAAAGATTTTTTAATTTAAACCAAGAAAAGATGAAAAAAGAAAACAAAAAGGTGCAGATGTTCAAAGCAGAATACACTGTGCATGAAATGGCAATGATCAGAAGATCAATGGAACATTATTTAAATGATTATGTGAATGCAACACATGGATTTGAATCACCTGAAGGACAACAGGAAGAAAAAGACATCATTAAAAAATGGCTTAAAGATGATTTCTTTGGCAGACTGTTAAAAGGTGCAACCAAGATTGCAGATGTTGTTGTTGCAGATGGCAAAATGACCATGACAAAGGTAAAGGGTGCATTTCCTTCATTAAAGACAAAGCACCTTCCTGAAGTTGATGAAGACATCAAGATCACAAAAAGTGGTGAATCAAAAATGACTGCAAATGGAATTAGCACAACCATAGAATCAGGAAGTGAACAGTATGAAGGATTTTATGCAGGACATGGAAGTAAAAGAAAAAAAATGATTGCATATGATTACAGACACACCAATGGAAACCTGTTTTCCTGTGTCAAAAGAACACTTGCAGAATGCAGGGATGCCAAATGTGAATGGTTGAAAGGTCAGGGTACATATTACCTTAATGGTGAAGAAGAAACCTTAAATTATATTTTGGAAAGTACAAATGCACAAGAAGTTGCAAGACAAGGAAGTGCAGAAAAAAACAATCTTATAATTTGGTTTCAAACCACAGATGACAATGTGATCAAAGAAAAGAACATCCTGTCCATGTCAATGTATGATATGCCAATGGATGAATTGAATGATTGGCAACAGAAGGCAGTGAATAAAAGTTTTATCACAGGTAAGGGCAAATTTGATGCATTGCAGGTCATATCAAAAAGCATGTATAAAGAAAATTATAGGTATCTTGATGAATTGCAGAAAGCCATGTGTGACATGAAATATGACAAAGAAAGGGTTTCATGGGGTTTCCTTGATTATACAATCAAGAACAGTTGGAACAGTGATGGTTTTGTCATTACCAAAGATCACAATTCTTCAAACCTTTGGGAATGTCATCTGGGTAATTATGCAACCATTGAAGATGCAATGAAATCTTGTGTCCTTCACTTTATGATTGCCAGACCTGAATCCTTCAATGGAAATGTTCATGCAAGGATGTTGAAATCTGGTGGTGGGTTGTACAGGGAATTTTCAACCTTCAAGGAAGTATGTGAAAAGGAAGGAATTCTAATTCCAGAAGAAGTCACCCACAGTGCTGATCAGAATCATTCAATCTGTTTTAAAGGAATAAAAGTATGATTGATAAAAGGGGTAGAAATGCCAATGAAGACCATTTTAAAGGGGTTTTAGGGCATTTCTACAAGGTGGTGACAAAGACCATCAAAGCCAAAAGATAATGCCATACAGAGCATATTTGTAAACAGTTAAAAAAGTAAGATTATGAGAATAAAAGATATTATTATAGAATTGGACAGGCACAGTGCAGTCCTGTTGCAACAAAGGTATGAACACATGAAAGCATGTCAACCAACATATTTCAATGACAGGTGGTCAAAAAAGAATCCAAAAATGGTTTCACAAATGAAACACAAATGGAATAAGGATATCAATTTCAGACCAAAGTTGGTCAATTGGTTTGTCAGAAGGAATGTAAAAGACAAATCATCTGCCATTCCTTTAAATGACTTGATCACAGGTGTTGATTATTATATCCTTTGGTTTGATTATGCTTATAAGAAGGCAAAAGAAAATCACAAAGAAGTGATCCAACATTTAAAAGCACATAAAATTTTATATGGCACTAATTACTACACTGTGGATGATGTTGAAGAAAGAAAAATGTTTTTACAGATGGCAGAAGATGGTGTAAAACTGTTCAAGGACAGGTTGGAAGAAATGCAGGAATTAAGGCAGTGGATCAAATATCTGTATGGAAAAAGGTCATCAGCACATGGAAAATGGATGTTGAAACCAAAATTCAAACACATCTGGTGGATGCAGGATCAAGAATCAAAAGAATATTGTGTTGACAGTGAAACAGAATGTGCATAAATAGTTGAAAAGAAATAATGGTTATTTATGCATTTAGTTATATATTTGAATATTATTTAAACCAAAAAAGAAGAAATTATGATTTATGAAACAGGACAAAAGGTGCAAGGCATCACAGATGATTGCATTTATGAAATCCTTCAAAAAGTTGAAGGTTCAAGGACAAAATATTTGGTCAAGGATGTCACACCAGATGGTGAAAAGATATGGCATCAAAGACCTGAAGGTGGTGCATATGTCACACAATTCATCAATGGGTTCATTGGTGAAGAAAGCATTGTGCATGTAAAAGACATTAAAAAAATATAGACTTGTCTTTTTTGGTGGAAGGGCATTGGTTTGTTCTGGTGTCCTTCCTTTTTTTAAAAGACACAAAAAAAAGATGATTATGAAAGACAAATTTGGATTATCAGAAAAAACAATCAATGACATTGATGCACCTGCATTCACATATTGGCTTATTGTCAAAGGTTATGAAGAAAAGGGATTGGTCAAAAAAGTCACTGATGCATATTATCCTGAAGACACAACATCATTTGGATGCACATTTTATCTTCCATTAATCAATGCAACCATTGACATATTGGACACAGATGGACATCACTATTGTTGGATGGTTATAACACCAGATGAAGGAAATTGGAAATATCATACACCTGCAATTGATTTAAAAGACTTATATAATTTACTTGATAAAGGTGAACATGATGGAAGACCTGAATTGAAAATATATGGATAAAAAAAGAAGATTATGACTTTTGACTACAATCACATATTTAAAGAACAGATAAAAAAGAAGGTTGATCATTACCTGAATGAAAAAGAAGACAGACAGATTGGTGGTGCATGGCTTGAAATCAGAATGAACATGTATAAAGATGTTATTATGATGAAGTGTTGGAACATCATCAATTCTGATCATAAGACCACAAAAACACTGAAAAGGAAAATTGAAGTCTTTGAAGGTAAAAAGGACAGGTTGGAACACATGGAAACATCCATCAATTCCTTCTTTAAAGACATTCAGGACAGGTTCACAAAAAAAGAAGGTCAATGATTCACACAGTCACTGACCTTCCTAAAAAGATGATTATGAACAAATATATGGAAATATCTGAAGACCTGAAAATGGATTCATTACTGACCTTTCTTAATGATCAGGAAAAACAGTATTTGGAACATTTTATCAATAAGCATTGCAGACTGTTCATTCACAGATCAAAATGGATGAATAAAAACAGTGCAGGAAACATTCATTTATATCCATTAAATTACATCATGTTCCATCTGGACAAACACCTGAAGGATTTGACTTTGATTGGTCAGACATTGACAAAGACCATAATCACCAAGATCAATCATGCCAATGATGTGCATGAAAAGTTGAAGTTTTTTAATAAAAGCAAAAAATTAAAAGCATGAATATTGAAGAAACAATAACAGAAATGCAGGACAAATTGGACACCTTAACAATCCAGATCAGAAGGATTGCAGATTCTCTGGAAGTGATGGCATATGGCAAAAACATCACCATACCAGAAGATGTGATGCCAAAGGCAATGTTGGTTGAAAGGCAGGAATGCATGAATCCATCATGCCATGTGATAATGACACCAGAAATGCTGAACCATGATGCAGAATATTGTGGTTTGGAATGTCTGCACAGGCATAAGGAATGGAACAAAGGAATTGAAGACTATAAAAACAGAAAAAGATAATTATTAACCTAAATTTAAAAAAGATGAACCAAGAAAACAAAATAATGGCAATCTTGAATGAACCATCATTTGAATTGTCAAAATCAACCATTGCTGATTTCAGCAGAACCATCATCACTGATGCAGAAGACAAAGACATCATTTCACAGTTGATCCATTGTGATTTCATTATGAACATATTCAAACAGTCATCTGTTGGATTGAGAACATTAGTTCTGGATGAATTGGACAAATATCCAAACACTGAATGCATCTTCAAGGGTGTCAAATTAAGACAGAAAGAAACAGGTGTCAAATATGACTATTCAAACAATGACATTTGGGTGCAGTTGAATGAAAAGATGACCAAGATTAAAGCAGAAATGAAAGAGATTGAACAGACCATAAGGTCAGTGACAAGAAAAAGATCAATGATCAATGAAGAAACAGGTGAAATTTATGATCTTATTCCACCAATTAAAACATCAACAACATCTGTGGAAGTTACATTTCCAAAGGATGCTGATATTTCAAAAACCATTATAAACCAATAAATTGAAGAAATTATGAAAGCAGAAATTTTGAACCAAGAATTAGTGAAGACAAATGATCCAAGATTGGATGAAAACCAAGAAAAGGTCATTGAATATTTAAAAGCAATGAACCTGATTGAAAACTTGTCAAAAGATGAAGTCAAAAGATTCATTGAAATAAGTCAGGCATTCAATTTGAATCCTTTTAAAAGGGAAGTATATGCAATCAAGTTCAGGGATAAATTCAACATTGTGGTTGGATATGAAACCTATATCAAAAGGGCAGAAAGAACAAAATTGTGTTCTGGTTGGCATGTCACAACAGAAGGGAAGATTGCAGACAAGTCTTTGAAGGCAGTGATCACCATACACAGAAAGGATTGGGATCATGCATTTGTGCATGAAGTGTATTTTGTTGAGTATGTCAGGCAGTCAATGATCTGGAAGGAAAAACCTGTGACCATGATCAAAAAGGTGGCAATGGCACAGGGTTTCAGACTTTGTTTCAATGATGAATTGGGTGGAATGCCTTACACATCAGAAGAATTGGATGTCCATCAAGAACCACAACAACCAAAAAAGGTTGTCAAAAAGGTTGCACCTGTAAAGACTGAAGGCAATGTGAAGGGTATATTGAAGACCAATGATCCTGAATGCATTCCTGATGACATGGCAGATAAGATCAATGCATGTAAAACCATCAAACCAGAAATGGTCAACCTGTGGAACACATATGATGACCTACATGACTGCAAGGAATTCAAAGACCTGTTCAGTATCAAAAGGAAACAGTTGGAAGTGCAGAAGGCATTGGAAAATGAATTCAACACACAGGAAGTGCAGGATGTCATTGATGAAGAAACAGGTGTCAAAAACATGGATGTGGATTTCATCAAAACAGATGAATTAGGTGTGGCAGGTGCAAAACTATTCATCAAAGAACAGAAGACAATTGATGATGTGATCACCATCACTGAAACAGAAATCAGGAAGACAGTGTTGTCATATGCACAGAACCACATGGAAAGACTTGCAGATCAGAATGGAACAATTCCACCTGCACCAGATAAATTGTTTTCAGATGACAATTCTTAAAGAACAGATCAAAAAGAAGTTTGGCACAGTCAGGCATTTTTGCAAATCATCTGGATTGAAATATCAGAAGGTGATCAATGTGATCAATGAAAGGGTTTTGGATAAGACATATATTTCTGATCTTAAATTCTACATCAAAAATTGTGATCCAAACCACAGACCAGATGTCATTGATAAAAATGACAGGGAACGGATCAGGAAGATGTTGTATTTGAACCATAAGACAATGAAGGCATTTTGCCTTAAACACAGGGAATTCAGTCCTGTGTTTTTGTCCAATGTGATCAATGGCAAAAGGAAAAAAAGGGATGCCAGATTTAAAAAATTGCTCAAAATATTGTCCAGACAGACCTATAAATTCACATTATGAAGAAGGAAAAACAAGACAAATTGCCTTCCTTTCAATTTTATCCATCTGATTGGCTTAATGACCTATCATTGAAGATGTGTTCCTATGATAC